ATCGACGCGACTTTTGGCTTGTCGATGAACCCCTCAGGCAAGTTCAGAATCGCTTTCGCTATAACGTCTCCGTCATGTTCGATCACGACACATCTCCTGTCAGGGTGATGTCAGACGCTTTGAGAGTAGCGATTTCGATTTTCGTTACCGACAAATTCGACGTTCCGAGCGAACCTCCGGAGAATCGGATCTCGAACGAAATCACGTCGTGAACTCCCACAACCGCGAACGGGCTGGACACCAATGAGGCGTGAATCACATCTTCTCCCATCTGTTTGTGGTATTCCGTGTCCGTTCTACGAGTTCCGAACGCCTCTAAAATCGCTGCTTTCACGTCGCTAGCGGTTACGGTAACGCCGCTTTCAGCTTCTATTTCAGCCTCGATTTCGACCACTTTTTCAGTTGCGCGATCGAACGACTCGACTACCGTTGTCCCGTTGTAAGCTACGGCATTTCCGTTGGTTGCGCCGTAGCTTCGAGTCGCCCGTTTGTCGTGGATCGCTTGGGCCACCTCGTCATTGTCAGCACCGCCGTCATCCCAGATCACGATCCAAAATGAGTGTGCTGGGATGCCGTCTGAGTCGGTGCTCCCGGTCACGTTTTCGAATCCGACAACCTGGATCACGTCGTCGAGTTTCGAAACGTTAGAGACGATAGCCCCAAGCGTATTCACGCCGGACGGCGACAACTCGTTCTCGGCCCGTGCCCGAAGCTCTTCGATCGTTTCTAGATCGCGCCCAGGCGTCGAGCTAGCAGCGTTTGTGACCGAATTCCAGCCGATAACAGACTCAGCGATTTCGGTCAATTTGCCGGAAGCGACGCTAGGCGCCGTCCCGTATTTCTCGCAGACGAACGTGAGGGTGTAGTCGTCAGTCGCCACGATCGGACCGATTGGATCGCGATTTGACCAACGGTTGTCGGGGTTCCCCTCTTCGTGCGCGACCAGCTCGTTTGCGGCGAACGATTTCCCAATCGTGAGGTTGCACGTAGCGGGGACTTGAGCTTGCGTGGGCGCTCGACGAGTCGTGCCTGTCAACGCCGCGAGTGCCACCAACGAAAGTCCAGTAGCGTTTGATCGATCGAAACCGTGGTACGCCTCTTCTAGGATCTCCCAAACTTCGGCTTCGGCGTTCGCCGTCGCATCGATGATCGCGCCTTCGAACGTTTTCGAATTCAGCACCAAATTCGGGTCAACCGATCGTCGTACTTCGGCTCTTCTATCAGCGACGATCTCCGCGAATGTACGACGAACGATTCCGGTATCTGTTATCCCAGCCATCAGAACGGTACTCCAGGGCAGCTATCTATGTGATTCCGCCACATTTCTTTTTTGATTTCGTGCCACGCACCCAACACGCCGGACTTTCGTTTCCACTGGCGACACCAAATGAAATGGTAGACGTCTCTGTAGGTCAATCCTGTTTTCAAATCTGCGTATCGCATTTGGCAGTGCGGGCATCGGTCGTGGTTTCCAATGTACCTAGACACTAATCTCCCCGTAGATCGTCGTTACGTGGAACGATACCGATAGCTCGCGTTCTGGCGTCAGCTCATACGAGACTCGATTCACTGATTTCACAAACGAGAAACTCAGTAGCCACTGCGTAAGCACCGATTGCACGTTTGAGATCTCAGATCCTTTGAACGCGAGCACTTGCTGGTACGGAAATCCTAGACCTAGATCGTAGATGTAGGTACCTTTTTGAGCGCTGAAACTCGCGATCAACATGTCTCGGCACGTCTCGAGATTTTCGGAAACCGAAAATTGAGTGCGATCAGCACTCAGCGACATATCACCTGGGATTTGAGCTCTCACTCCGCTACCACCTTGCTCGCCGCAGTCGTGGGGGCCGCTGGCGCCGGAGTCGTGGACGGGGTCGTAGCTCCCCCTCCCGAAGGTGCGGTGTGGACGTGCGTGCCCATGTGAGTTTCCGCTTCGGCGAGCCACGCATCAAGCGCGGTCGCTAGCGCTACAGGGTCACTAGCCGACACTGATCCCAGCCTAACCACGCTGTCGTCTACTGCAACCACAGGGCCCTCTCGACGACCAAAAATGGCGTGGTCACCCGGCGCTTCGGAGGCGGACAAACGCTTCGCGAGCACGGCCGGGCCCGGGATCGCAACCGGATAGAATCCGTGCCTGCGGCGCAGAGGGGGCGCTTCAACTGTCTCCTTCGCGAACCACTGACTAGGATCGGATTCGTAGAAATGGACGGTTACACCGTCCCCTGCCTCGAGTGGAAAATGAAGGTAGAATGTGCTCGAAATCGGCCAAGCCACGGGAACGTCAGTCAACGGTGGAGGCTCTTCAAAAACGTCATAAGACGTTTCGATCTGAACCGTTAGTTGGATCGTCGCTATCCCCTCCGAGTAGCTGACGATCTTGCCTGGCAGTGCGGTGTGTACCCCTCGCAAACCCCTACGAATCGCTGTGAAAATGATCTCGGCATCGTTAGGTTCTGCTACCTCTAACGAGTCTGTCATGGCGCGATCCCTTCAACATCCACGTACCAAGATTGTCCACGTGTATCCCCGACATGACGGCTTTTTCGAACCGCGAAACTGCCGGTCACGGTCTCCGAGTCCACACGAAAAAGCGCCCCAGGGATCAACCTCGGTTGGAGCAGTGATCGCGCTACCACAACGTCTTTTCCAGTGTCTTTGTCTACCGACAATTTGGGCTGTTCAATCAGTCCAGTGTCTGGTGTGAGCAACACAGCACTCCCAGGCACAGATGGTTGATCGATCGAGAGGATTTGCAGCGCTCCGTCTTGAATCGACCAACTCAACTCTAACGATCGCGCAAATGCACTCATCTCCTCAACTACCGGTCCACTAATCGTAAGGGCCGACGGGAGCGTTTTTCCGGACGTCAATTTCGCAGCTAACGCATGCTGGGTCAAATTGCCTTTACCAACACCGAGGGCATCAGCAAAGGCGTTTAGGACGGTCGAGATCGGGGTACCCTTCGTGTATGATTTATTGATAGTCGCGGTTTGGGTTTCTTTTTCACCATCGCCAGCCTCAAACGAGGTGACGTAATCTCGTCCTTGTCCAGACTCTGAGGTGTTAACCCCGCGCCTGAGGGCTCCGAGAAAAATTTGTTGTGTTTGCTCATAGCCTGCTTCGATCTGGCATGTGACTTCTTTTGCTCTTGTGAGACTCTCGCGATGATCTGGTGAGAGATTGTAGATCCTCACACTCGCGTTATTTGGATACGGGGTCGTGTCACGTTGAACATCAAACTCGACGCGCAACGATTCCGAGTCGAATTTTGACTCGACTTTCAGATCCCCTATTGAGATCGTGGACGAACGTTTGTTAAGATCCAATCTCGTCTCCTGGCAAATAGAAGAGCTGGCACCGAGCGTTGGGACCTAGATCTGTAAGTCCCGGAGTCGTCCGATCTTGCGTGTAGGTCTCGGCAAACAGTGCTCCGGGCGGGCGCCCGAGCACTGCGCAACGCGCGAGCAAATCGACTTGCAGCACGACAGACTGACCCTCAAACAACGGCGTACCGCTTTCCGTGTACAGCGACGCAACCCACACCTCACGCCGTGTGTTGTACGTCATTCGTAGCTGGTAGTTCTCGCGATCCAGGATCACGATCTGATCGTAGTCGTATTCGGAACCGTCTGATATGAGATCGATTTCTAACATTCACAAACCGCTAAAGAGGTTGTCGTAAGCTGCCCCGAGGCCTTGCTTGAAAATTGAATCAGGCTTCGTGATATCGTCTGGCTTTGTGGTGTCTTTGCCTGGCTTGGTACCTCGTGAGGTGGTCGGCTTAGCGTGAAACGCCGCAGCGTCGGGTAGCTCGGTGGTCGCGGTCGAGACAAATCGAACCGCTTCGAGCCCGAGACGGAATTGCCCCAGACCTCCAAGACCGCCACCTCGGCGCTCGTACACGACTGAGTTGATCACATAGTTGATGTAGCTTCTACCGTGCAAATCCAACGAGCACGCCACTTTTTTGATGTGAGCGTTGATCAACTGATCGTGTAGCTCGACGATCCGATCCTTCTCGGTATCAGCCTGCAAAACGTACACTTTCTGGCCTTTTTTCTTACCGACGATCGACTTAACTAGATTTCCGGCGGCGGAGTGGAGCAGAAAAAGGCCTTGAGGTTTGAATGCGTTTGGTTGGATTTCGAGGGGTGCCTGCTTCCTGGAGTAGCCGTCTAGGACGATATTTTTGAACCCGTCGGTCGAACCGATCGGCTCGTTCGTTTGGCGTAACTCGACCACCAGACGGTCAGGGTTCAACACGACGTGATCCGATACGGTCGAGCCGTTCTCGATCGGATGTCTGGTGACCGATGAGGTGCGTTCATCGGTCAAACCGATGATCGCATCACACACGACGGAGACCTGAGTCCCGCCGTCGTCCCATGTCAAAAGCGATCTCATCTCACTGCCGCCAAGGTTCGAGATCTACTATTAGATCGTTGCCGAGAAATTGCTCCGTCAACACCGCGAGCGACCTGCCTAGGGTTGTTAGTCGATTCAACCTGAACGATAGTTTGAGACTGATCGTTGATCGTCACGTTCCGGCTGCTGCTCGTGCTGACCGTTGGCGTGGTCGAGTTTGGATTCGCCCTTCTGGCTGCTCGTTCTCGCGCTATCGCGATCTGCTCTTCGTTGAATTTCGCTAGGTCCTGACGAATTTCCTCGTCCGTGGCGCCGTTAAGAATCTTGGCAACCTCCGAGATCGGATCAAAGATCAGGTTGCGGATGTTCGCGCCTAGGCGTCGAACAGCATTCTCAATGTTTTCGATCCCGACAGTAGCGCTATCCCAAGCGTTTTGAAACGATGAAACGATATCTCCAGTCGCCGACTCGACTGCGGCTTTGAGATTTGTCCCGAATAGCGCGTCGATGTATGACACCACCCAAGCGACTGCGGCCCCGATCGCTTGTACGGTCGTAATCCAGAGCTGCATAGTGGCGTCTAACGTCCACTGAAACGCTCCTAGGATTGTAGTGGTAGCTTTTTCTACCAGCCACACCACACCGCTAATCACGGCACCGACAGTGATTTGCCAAATCAACCACGGCGTCGGAAGATACTGCAACAGCCAGTCTACGAAATTGTAGGCTGCGTTTTGGATCGGAGGCCAGATCGCAACCATCGTTTCAACGATCGCGTCACCAAAGCGGCCAATCGTGTTGGTGTTGCGAATGAAGATGTCTTCGTGCATCTTTTGATCTTTGCCGCTAGTCGTCCACATGCCATATAGCGCTAGCGACGCGATCAAAACCTCACGATAGAAATCACCTACTATTTTCGAAGCTTCTTTTAGTGCTGGGAGCCAATCCTTGATCGTCTTGAGTAGCTTTTTGCCATCTTCGTTCGCGTCGTCGATAACTCCGAAATGCTTTAGGACATCTCCGATGACCGACCCCCGGCCTTGCAGAAACGCTAGGATGTCATCGACAATCAAAAACGGAATCGCGAACCGGAGCGAGGCGGTGAATAGTCGGTTGAGCCAAGGCAAGATCAGCCGGATCACGCCTGGGATCCCTCCTAAGGAGACGACTAGACGACTGATCAACCCGAGAAAAATAGAAATCGAACCACTTTGCAACGTGACGTTGAGCCGTTCGGCATGTTCTTTCGCCCAACTCGTGGTCGCGCGCGACGCCCGGGTGATCCAATCAACCGTCGTTTGTATCGCTGGGAGGAAAAGTCTTACGAGTTGGATCCGCACCCCGGTGAGTTGCCGACCCATGAAAAAAAGTTGGTCATTCGTCGCTTCGGCGGCGCTTGTGAATTCCTCGCTGTAGACAACCGCGAGCTCTCGGGCGCGTCGGATGTTCTCTTTGACGGCCTCCGACCCGCCTCGAAGGTTGGGGAGCAACTCGGTACCTGACCGACCAAAGAGGCGTTGAGCGTAGGCTACACGCAGAGTGTCATCTTCAAGATCTGCTAGGCGTTCAAGCGTCTCTTGCGTCAGATCGTTGAGATTTTTGAGCTCTCCTCCTGAGGACTCGACTTCAAGATCTAGACCTCTAAATGCGTCTTCGGCTTCGCCTGCTCCTTGAGCGAAATCCTCTGCGTTCTTCGCGAGCGTACGAAGGGCGGTCGCCATCCCTTTGGCGCTAGATCCTGCAGTGGCTCCGAACCCCTCCCAAGTCTGGAATTGCTCGACCGTGAGCGAGAGCCTAGCTGCTAGTTTCGCGGTCGCATCCGCGGCATCCAACGTATCGGTGATGAACCCACCCAATTGACGTGCAAACACCACGGCGCTGAACGCGAGGAACGCTTTCTGCAACGTTCCGAGCGACGCAAACAAACCTTCAGTTTTCGCCTTGGTTTGATCAATCCTGGCGTCCGCTCGCACCAATGCGCCGGTGTTGACGTTGACGTTGAAATAAGCGAGAAGCTCCCTAAGTGCCATCTCTCTTACTCCTTTCTAGCGCGTCGTCCAGCGCGTCTAACACCCAATGTGCGTCTACTAATTGATTCAGCGTCCAACGTTCCGAGATTTCAGCCAGCGAGTCTCGGATCCTCTCGTCGGTCGCTACTCGCCAGATCCGCCAGTCAACCCAAGAAGGGAGGACCAACTCTGTCCCGCCGATGCGAGCGTCTCTCGGCCAGCCTCGACGAAAAAATCAGAGTACTCGATCCGGATGCACTCACTCAACCACGCCAACAAAAGCGTCGGGCGTCGGGCAAACACGACGTCTATCGACGAAATCTGAACGAAACTGCCGGATTTTTCGAACGCGCATCTGGACGCGAAAATCTGGTACAACTCCGGGAGTCCTCTCGCAACGGCTGCGATTTGCGAGATGAGTTTGTCTTCGTCCAAATTCTCGAGAACCTCCAGCCAGCTGACTCCAGCTTCAGCTTTCGAGGTCTTTGCTGTCGCCCCCAACACGTCTCCTAGGATCGGCATAACCCGCTCTACTATGAGATCTAGGCCTTTCAGCGACAACTCAGGCGGCAGGTATTGCAACTGAAATCGGGTCTCACCGATCGTGAACACAACAGGTTCGGCACCCATCAGTTACCTCCAGCGATCATGGTAGACGGATCTGCGACTGCGACGAATTTCCAGACTTTCGGCGCCTTAGATCGTCCAAGTGCGTTCTCGGGCGCTTCCGAAATCCAGCACTGCCCGGCCGCGTAAATGTCCGATCCGTTGTTGTCTTTGACGAACAACGCCCCGACTCCGGCCCCTCCGGCTGCGTTGCAGTCCAGGGCGTGCAACGCACTCAAGGCGGCATTCGCTTCAGCGCAACCGAGAAGCATCAGCTCGATATCCCACCGTGTCTCGCCGGTACGATATCGAAGAACCTCACCGAGTGATCCAACCTCGTCGCCGAACGACGCACCACGAGGCTTGATTTTAATGACCCCCTTGTCGTCATCACCGTGACCTTTGAGGATCGGAACGTCAGCTAATAGGATAGTGACGTTTGAGAGATCAAAAAGTTTTAGTTCTGCGCCCATTTCCTACCTCACGGTGAGAGTGTTCCCTTGAGCGGGATTTCGTTGATGGCCCCTCCGAGCTGCCCGGAGAATTCGATCCCGCGCAGTACGCGATTCGTTCGATCGGCTGTCAAAGCGTCAGCAGCCTTCGGCGTCGTCAGCACCCAGCCCGGCTGAACGAAACCGACCCCTTGGGACGCTGCGAGTTGGGCGGCTACGACTCCACCGAGCATCCCAATCCACGGGTCAGTGTAGCGAACAGCCTCGTTGTTCGCGATGAACGTGATCAACGCGGCCTGTATATCAGACTCCAATTTGTCCGCCCCGCGAGTGATGTCTAGATACCGATGCCCTTTCGGTTCTCGCGTCATCGCGATCCCGAGATATGCCTCGTAAGTGATCCCACCTTTTGTCTTGATTACTCCGAGCTCAGTCGCGCTGAATCCGTCCACCGGAGCACCGATGATCGTTTGATTAGACCAGTTCGACGAGCCAGGATCTTGTGCGAATTGACGACCCATCAGTCCTGCATTTACGTAGCTGGATTGATGGCGTCGATAGAACACTCGCGCGTACGGGTTGTTGGTCGCCATAACCGTCGTGACTACATCGTCGGTCACACCGTTATCGTCCACCTCAGAATCGATCGTCAATCCGAGGAACGGCTTGTGATTCGTGCCAGCCCAGGCTGCCGCCGCAACGATTTCGGCTTTGCAATTGGCGTCGATCAACACACCATAAAAGTCTGCGTCTACTGCGAGTGCGGCAGCTAGATCGGTCGCGATCCCTGCGTCCGCCGACACATCTTCGACCGACAACTGAGAATCAATATACTCCAGGTGGAACCGATCGCCTGCCGTCGTCGGTTCGAGCGTCACCGATCCGGTGTTGTCGGTCGCACTCACTCCGGTAAGCGCGTCTAGGAGCGCTTGTAGTGCAGTCGAGATTGTGGTTGCGGTTTCGGACGCGCCGACAACGTACTCGATTTCGTTCGCTACACCGTCAGGAGTGTAGACGTAGAAATGATACGTATACCCCTCAGTCGTTTCCAGCGGCGTGAACTCGACCTCTTGCGCGTTGGTCGTGGTGCGCGAAAAGATCTTGACCTGCGACACGCTCGGTTGCTGCGCTGCGATCCTCTCGACCATTTTGTACGCGGCGTCGCCAGCCGTAAACCCGGCTAGGATCATCGCTGCGAGTCCGTCTGGACTCACGTCATAGGTCGCAAACGTACCAGCGAGATGCGGCGCATTCGCGAAAATCGCGATCGTCCCGAAATTCGAAACTGTGGCTACTAGATCCTGGATTGATAGACTGATTGTGACGATATCGTTAGGGTTTGCCATGTTAGCCTGCTGAGGTGTCAAACGGGATCGATACCGATCCAGGTTCTAGATTTCCAGATCCGATCACTGTTTCGATCCGATCCGAGATAGCTTTGATTGAGTCAGTGAGAACAACCCGAAATCTGGTGTCGATAGCGAATGCTTCGAGCTTTCGACC